CCGGTAATCGCCGCATTGGCGGTTACTTTCGCGTTCGCTACTTGGCGTATTTTTGCCCACAAGGTTTGCAGGACGGAAGCCACCGTTGCGGAAGTCAACGCCGGCGTGGCCGTATCCGTTCCCGTTCCCGTCTCTGCCGTCAATGCGGCATTCGCCGGAGCGCGGGTTGTATCCGTGGGATGGACGTGGTCGCCTACGGCATAGCCCGTATCGCTTCCGATAGCCGCAGCGCCGTTCATGACGGGCGCGACTGTCGTCTTTGCGTTGGAGGTTGCTCCCGCGGCCGCGGCTGAAAGTTTCGTCTTTTCAGCGGCGGTATAATCATAGGTCGAAAAACCGGCAGTCGTTCCGTTGCCCAGCGGATGCTGCGCACTGCCGCCCGCTCCCACATGGGTAGCCGGAGCTTGTGCCGTATCGGTCACATTGCCCAGCCCAATATCGGCTTTTGTCAGATTGATATTCCCGATTCTGTAACTAGATTCTGCATTTCCCTTGACTCCCGTCACGGCGTCGGTGTTGTCGATCTTTTTCCAGCCTGCGCCCGTAGAAATCAACCAATCGCCCGTTTCAAAAGAGACGGAGGCAAACGCACCGGAGGCGGATGCAATATAGAAAATGCCTTCGTTGGCTTTATATCCCGTCACGGCGGTCGTGTCGTTTGTTAAAGTAATTGCGGCGGAAGTAGTCCCTAACTTGGTTTTGGCATTGGCGCTTAAGGTTGCCGATGCGCCGGAGAAGACGCCTCCGTAGATCAGTTGACCCAAAATAGCGTCGCTCAACTGGGACAATGGAATCTTGCCGCCGGAATCCAACGAAGCGTATCCGCCAGCAACTCCTTTAGCGGCTTTGTCCTCTTTCAGATTCAAGGCCGTTTGCTGCGCCGTACTTACGGGCTTATTAGCGTCCGAAGTGTTGTCGACATTTCCCAGCCCGACGTCGCCTTTGCCAAGCGTCACCGCACCCGTCTTGCCTGCGACGCTCGTCACGGTATTGACTTGCGCTCCGGCGGCGATGCCGTCTAATTTGGTTTTGTCCGATCCGCTCATGAATCCGGCATTCCCTCCGGCTGTCGCCGTTCCGTGAGCCGTTCCGGTTGCTCCCGCATGCGAAAGGGGCGCGGCATCGGTGATGCCGTATCCGGCTAAAGTGGTCGGATTCGTTCCCGCTTTTACACGGCCTTTCTCATCCGTGGTAACCGAGCGGTAGGTACCGGGCGTTCCAACGTCCGGCACAATCGGAACGGCGTTTCCGTCCGAATCGCCTACATACAACTCTTTTGCATCGGTCAAATAGGCCGGTTCGCCTTCTATTAAGCGGGCCGAAGGAAGTTTTTCCTTGACCCCTCTTTTTAACTGTATAGTGATGTTTTTCGACATAATCTGTTTTTATTCAATGAATTCAATGGTTGCCGGCAAGAAATCCGATTCCTCTCCCGACACCGCATAATCATCGCTGTAATCATTGCTGTAACTCATTAGGGATGAATCAACAAATCTCCCGATGGAGACCCATTGGCCATTCCAACCTACATAAAGATGATTGTCTTCGGGAGGAAGATCAATTTTTGATTGGATATTGCCGGCTGCCGCATTGGCATTGCCTGCCGCCTGTTCCGCAATCTTCGCTTTTGCATCCGCCTGATTGGCCGCCGCATTCGCAGCTGCCGCCGCCTGATCTGCTTTTCCTGCTTTAGTATTGGCGTTAACCGCCGAAGCGATAGCTGCGTCTGCCGCTTGCTTTGCTTGATCGGCATTAGCATCGGCATGGCTGGCCGCTTCATTCGCTGCATCAGCCGCCGTTTTCACAAATTCCAGACCTACCTTGACGCTTTCGTTTTGTTCATTTACGCCAATGGTAAACAGTCCCGTGAAGGAGGTCTCCAAAGGCAATTCGCTTATTTTTATTTTTTTAGTTGCCATAATAGATAGACATATTAATTGCAAAATCTTCTTGTTCCGTACGAACCAGTATTGCGTCCTCCGAAGCCAAAAGAAATTCTTCTTCATCTACTCGGAAAGAGGTGAACGCTAAAACCAATGAAAATTCAAACCATATCTTACCGTCGGGTTCGAAATGGGCTGCGTTGCAGCTCTTATAATAACAGGGATAGGAACATCCCCTCGAATCTATCTGCAACATCCTTTCGCCCGGACGGATTAGATCGAATAACAGGGCATCGTGATTTCTCCAAAACTCGCTTAAGGAGTTGGCCCGCATCAGGCAGTTCAATTTTACTTCCTTGGTCTGGAAGGCGACCCATTCGTCGTCATAGATTGCTCCGCTTTGGCTGTTGAAATTCATCAAAAGATTTTTTTTGACCGCCGGCGATTTCGCTATTTCCGCCTCGCTGCCCCGCAAAACGGATACTCCGTATTCCGACAAATCCCGACCGTCTAATTTATATCCCCGCTGCAATACGGCAAGGGTCGATTGCGGCGCCAGGTAGGAATAACCGGACAAAGGAAAATCGTCGGCCAAACGCAGCGAAAAGTTTCCAAGCGTTCCTATTTGAGATAAATCCGGTTGGGAAACGAGGCGTAGGCGGTATGTTTTTCTTCCCATTTCTGTAAAAGAAAAATAATGGTAAGCCCGATCGGACAACTGTTCGATGAAAGCTCCGAATCGAGCGTATTCGCCGTGGTAAGCAAACCGGACGGATATTTCGTGCGAATCCAATACGGGGTGGGACAGATCGAATTCTTCGCCGTCTTCTTCCGCCCAGTCGTTGCTTTCAACCGGTTTGAGCGGAGGGTAAGCGGCCAGCTCCTTGTATCCGTCGTCCCTTGCCGATACGCGGTACAAAGAATAGGCGTCCTGTCCGTCCAGATAGAAATTTCCTTTCATGATGCCTTTAGTATTACTCCTTTCAAATTCATCGTTTCGATGCCGTTTTTCACCGCCCGCATATCGTTCGAAATCCCTTCCAACCGCTCGCAATACCGGGTGTTGCTTTCTATTCCGGCTAAATGCTGCAATATCCGTCCGCTATTGACGACCAAGATTTTCGTATTCTCGGAAATGGAATAGGTTAAAGCGGTGAAAGCCGTAAATCTTCCATTCAATTCGTCAGCAGAATCTTGGCTCATGGAAGCAAAACCTTTTTTGGAGGCTTCCCTGGCCGAATCGCCCATGGTTATTCCCGTGATCTTTTGCAAGTTTTCTTTCTCTGCCGCCAAACCGTTCAGGATCGAATCCCACATTGTTTGCAACTGGCCGGTCTCTCTTTCCGTCAGCATGTTGTCCGACTGTGCCTTTTCTGCAAAATCTTCGTAAAACTGCCGGACTTTTTCTTCGGCCATCATTTTCAGCGAACTGGACACGGCGGATTGCATCAGGTTTTCAAAGGTATCGGCAAAATCCGCCGCCGACCGTTTGCCGGCCTTAAATCCGTCGATGATGCCGTTGACTACGCTGTCGTAGGTCGTTCCCGTGAAAGTTTCCTTCACGGTCTCTAAAAATTCCTCTTGCCGCTTGGCTAAATCGTCTCCTTCTTCTTTTGCTTTCTTCAGGGCCTCGTAATATTTTTGTCCTTCTTCCGAGAGTTTGCCCTGCGCGGCCAGTTTTTCAATATCCTCCCAAGTTTTTCCCGCCAACGAAGCCCATTCGGTCACGATCTTTCCTTTTCCCCAGCCGAACAATCCGGTCTTTTTGAAATGTTCGTTGACCTTAAATTGGGTATTCAAAAGGTTTTTCCAAAGATCGTCCTGGTCTCTGGCATTGCCGGCGGCCTGTTTTTTCAGTTCTTCTCCCTGCCGGCTGATGGAACGGAGCGTTGCTTCTCCGATCTTTTTTGCCCATTCGTAACGTTCGCGGTACAGCCGGTTGATTTCCAATTCGCCCAGATAAGCCTGCATTTGGTTATCGGCTATCTGTTTCTTCAACTCTTCCCTGTGTTTCTTATTTTCGGAGAAAATACCGGTAACCGACGAAACGAATCCCAAAGCGGCTCCGACAGCCGCTCCGGCGGGGCCAAAGGCCGCTCCGGCTTGTGCGCCCTGCATCGCGGAATTACCAACCTCCATTACTTGGGAAAGTCCGTCGGCTATCGAAGAGAAGATGCCGCCGCCGGACAACTCGCCGATGTTTCTCAGCGAATCGGCGAATAGATTGCCCATCGCGGTTGCATCCCGAAAGCCTTCGAAAAGCAGACCCAACCCTTCATCAATATTTTTGATGGCATCATTGCAGGCATCTTCGTCTTTTGGATTGAAAATCTTTTGAAGTCCGGCAGACATTTTGTCGAAGGCCATTTTTGCCTGATCGGCTTCCTTGCCCAAGTTTTTAACGCCTTTCTCTACCGCTTCCAATTTTTCGGGCGATTTTGACCATTCTTCATTTAAGGCTTTGAATTGCGCTTCGGTTTTAAGGCCGAACTTTTCTCCTTTCTCATCAAAATCAACAGCATTCCATTCTCCGCCTTTTATGAAGTCAATCATGGCCTTCGCTTGATCGGCTATCTTCTGCATTGCGACGGCGCTCTTATTCGTCATATCGCCGAAAAGCTTGTCGATAGCCGTTTTTGTTCCCGAAAATTCTTCGTTGTCCAGGACCGCCAACGCCGCCGTCCATTTCTTTTTGAGTTCCTCAATGTTCTTGTCGTATAGGCCGTCTACATTTTCATTTTGCATGCGCGTCAGCTCCTTGCCAAACTCTTCTTCGATTTTTCTGCGTTTTTGGTCGTAGGTTTGATATTTTTCGACCAGATCGTCCAGCAACTTCTTGTTTGCGTTCTTAAATTTTTCGTCTGCTTTGGTATCTAATTCCTTGAATTGTTTTTCATCTTTCTCTGATAAGGCTACCGTTTGGGGGACGAATTTCTCTCCTTTTTTCTCCCGATTGGGATGTTCGCTTTCCCAGACGGTTTTTTCATTATCCTGTATCTTCTTTAGAAAATCTTCCTTTTGCCGTTTGATTTGTTCTATTTCTTTATCATAATTCAGCTTGTTTTGGTCAAGAATTTTTTGATGCCCTTCTTTCATGGCGTCTATTCTTGCCTGTTCTACTGATAATTCCAAGTCTTTGTAAGCTCTTGCCATTTCCCGTTTTTCGCGTTCGATTTGTTCGGTATAATCGCGGGGCTTGCTTTGGCTTTTCGGTTGTGTTTTGGCTTTCGTTGTTTCGCCTCCAAGCGATTGATAGGTTTTCTTTTTCTCTTCTAAATCTTTAACGGCATCTTCATAGGCTTTTTTAGTATAGTTTTTTTCATTCTTAGCTATATCATCAACTAATTTATTTGCATCGTCAAAATTCTTTTTTGCTTTCGCCTTTGCCTTCGCGTAGTTCTCTTCGCCGCCGTTAGCGCTCTTTATCGACTGAATTTTTTTGCCTACTTCATTCATCTTCCCTTGCAGGAAGCCTAATTGTGAAATATTTTCTTGGAGTTGCCAACCAAATATGCTCCATTGCGTATTTACGTCAAAAAGTCCTTTTTCAACATTGGAAATAGCCGGCGTAACGGAGTTATTCATCAAATCGGCAATTCTCTCTGATTCCGGTACGAGTTTTTCTATTTCGTCATATTGTTCCTGATATTTTTGGTACTGTTTTTTTAATATAGCCAGTTTTTCATCTTCGGTTGCGTTCTCATATTCTGCTTGTTTGATGTCTTCATCGCGTTGAACTTTTGCTTGCTTTAATAAGGCAACATATTCTTTTATTTGGGAATTATCCCCTCCAAAAATGAAATCCTTTGTTTCGGGATAAGCCTCTTTCAATTCTTTCGACATCTCCCGCAGTTTTTCTATGCTTTTTTGTATTTGGTCGTTGGATCCGGTCATTAATAAACGGCTGTGTTCGCTGGAAGCATCCAAATATTCGGCCAGTCTGTTTAATTGATCTTCCGCTTCTTTTATTTCTTTATCATCGACCGCTTGATTAATGAGTTTAGCTATTTCCTCCGGTTTCATGTTCTTGAAATCGCCAAGGGTCATACTGGCGAATGCTTCCGGCATTTCCTTTTGGAGTTCTTTCCATGCTTTTATCTGTGTGTATACGGTTTGCGTTTCATCGTTGATTTTGTTGATTAACTGTTGTGTTTTGGATATAAGATTTTCCTTTTTTTCTCTGGCCGCTTCCATTGCTTCATTGTGCTTTCTTTGCGCCGTTTCCGCAGCCGTCTCTGCCGTAACCAGTTTATAGATGCCCAGAACCAAGGCGGCAACGGCGGCGGCAACCAGTATGTACGGATTGGCCGACATTGCAGCCGTTACCGCCTTGATTGAATTCACCAGCCTTAATTTTGCGGCGGCAAGAATATTGGTAGCCGTACCATTGGCTGTTTGAGAAGCCGTATTTATATCGGTAGTCATTGTATCGACAGCCGTTGAAGCCGATTTTAATTTGCTTTGCGCCGCCGCTCTGGCTTTGGAAGCGTTGTTCACTTCCATGGCGGCCGTCTCTCTTTCTTTCGCTAAAACAGCTAACTCATCCTCCAGTATTTCAACCCTCTTGGCATCTCCGGCCAGTTTGACCTGAAGCAGTTCGGCCTGCTTGGCGGCTATGGAACTTCGTACGGCTAACGCTTTTTTTACAGCGGACGTCCGAGCGGTATCCGCCGTCTCCAGTTCGCTCGCTGCGAGCGCATGGTTGGTTTTCAATTCGTCTAATTTGGCATTGATCTCTAAACGGATAGCGATGAGTTGTTCGGCTTTGGCTTGCGTTAATTTTCCGCTGGCAACGGCGGCTTCGATATCCGCAAATGCCGATTGTTTTTTAGCGGGTATCAGTTTGGACAGTTCGGCTATTTCGGACGCATACTGCATGCCGGTCTGAATCTTTTGAACGGCCGCAACAGTCATGACAGCGGCTTTGTATGCGCCGTATGCCACAACGATATCCATGATAACCTTGCCGATTTGCTCGTAATGCTGTACAATAGTAGTAGCCCCTGCAATAGAGGATGCGATCAGTCCCTGACTTTTTGTTCCCAAGTCGTTCATCATATCGTCTATTGCTCCTTTCAAATTGGAAAAGCTTCCGTTGATGCCTTTGCTTTGCTTATCCAGCATGCCGTGAAATTTGCCTCCTTCTTCCGTTGCCGAACGGAAGGCATCAGCGACCATATCGGCTGTTATTGCTCCGGAACTCATCTCTTCTTTGAGTTGCGCTATGGATTTTCCGGTTTTTTCGGCCATTACGGTAAGCGGATTGAACCCTGCATTGATCATTTGAAGCAAATCCTGTCCCATCAGCTTGCCGGTTGAGTGCATTTGCGAAAAGGCCAAAACCAACGAATTGAATTTATCGGAACTGCCCATGGATAGGTCGCCTATTTGTTTCAGTATGGGCATCACCTTTTCGGCTTCCACATTGAACGATAACAGGGTTTGAGCGCCTTTGGCTAAAGGCGTTAATTCCATCGGCGTTTTGGCGGCAAAATCTTTGATTTGAGAGAAAAGGGCATCGGCTTTTTGTTTGTTTCCCAACAGGGTTTCGAAGGAAATAGAAAGGCTTTCTACCTCCCCGCGGACTTTAATCATTTGATCTATAAACGACTTTGCATGTTGAAGTACCAGAAAACCGGAACCGAAGCCCACTATTTTTCTATACAGATTGTCTATGCGCGATCCTTCCGCTTCGGCTGCGTTTCCGATGTTCCGTATGATAGCGATGGATCTTTGCGCATCCGTTTGCAACTGGCTGTTGTCAAGCCCCATGCTAAACCATAATTTTCCGCCTTCGCTTTCCGCCATTTCGTTTATTCTGCTATAATGTTATGAATCAATTCACTGTTCGCCGGATCATCCCCATTGATGACTTCTCCCTCTCCGTTTTCCCTCTTTTTTCCGCTTTGATAGCTGGGTAAAACGGCGCTGTACAGAATCAGATTGGCATAACTCATTTCATAGAGTACGTAATCTATTGAAAGGTTATACGCCTTCACGATTCCTGCAATTACCGCCCAGATGCTGTCGTTGCCTTCTGTCTCGTCGCCTGAAGAAGATTGATCTCGATCAGGGAAATGGTAGTAGCGAAAAAAAAAGCTAACTCCATGCTCGAAAGCAGTCTCCCAAGCAGTTCGTTTAATTGTTTCGGGCTTGTTTCCTTCAAAATCTTATCGGCAAGAAGGGTTTTTTGCCATTTCGACCAGAAAAATATTTTCCCTCTCAGGATTTTCTTGGCTCCCAGTATCAATATGGCCAGTATCTCTCCCAAGGCCTTGCAATCTTTTGCGATATAAAGGCTCTCAGCGACTATGTTGTCGTTGTCCAGATTGACGGTTGGCAGTTTTGAAACAGCCTCCGATGCCAGTATCAAAGTAGCGATACTCGGAGGCGCCACCTTATACGTTTTGCCTCCGATAACTACCGTCTCTTCTTGCTGCAAGATCGTTTTCGCGGTTTTTCCTTCAATCGTTTCAACCGTTCCTTCCATCCTTTTTTGCCTCTGTTTTTACTTCTTCCTCGGCTTTTACAAAGCCTTTTTCGATCAATTCCTTGGCGCGTTCCTCCGTGTATTCGGCTTCTTCGCCAATGGATTGAAATCGCCCCGTATCCTTATCGACGAAGCTGTTGATCACTGTTACCTTCATAAAACTGTTGTTTTAATTTGTTACGCCGCCGGAGCGGTATAGGGTTTGATCAAGGCGCCGGTTTCCGGTTGCAACGCGTCGAAAGTGTATTTAACCTTATGTCCTTCCGCGGAAGTAAACGTTTCGGTAACGGAAACAGAGGCGCGTTCCATCAGGAATCCCTCCAGTTTCTTGTTTTCCGGAATGACGCGGATAGCGTATTCGTCTGCAATAATCCCGTCCACATCGGGTATCGGTTTAGGCATGTCGTTGGTTATGAACATTTCAAAGGAGAAAGAATATTTGTTCTTATCCCTGCGCATCGCAATACGCTCGCCTCCTTCGATAAACGCTTCCAGTTTGTCGCCTTCTTCGACGGTAAGCGCAAACGAGCCTTGTACCGGCGTCATCACCGCTTTAAACACCCCTATCACGCCGTTTATGTTCAGGGCGATTTCCAAGATCATCTTGCCCCATTTTAATATTTTATTGGCTGCCATAATTTACTTTATTTTTACGTTTTTAAAATGTTGATAATTTAAATTTTAACCGGATGGATACAAAGTGTTGCTTTATTTCCGGCTCTTCTTCCGTATAGATAGTTTGCGCCGTTCGGAACAGATAATTCGATTGACCGGTAGTCAGCGATTCCACCCATTGGCTTGCTTTCGTTTCAACCGCTTTGCAGCGTTTTATATCTCGCAGCAAAACGCCGCTTCCATTGGAATCAACGTCGGGAACATAGATATTGACGACCACCGTGCCGTTTTGCAAATAATCGCCGTCATTATAGCCGGTAACGAACTTCACCACGGCATCCTCTTTTTTAGAATCGTGCGGGCGCGTTCCGTACTTGTAGACGCCTCCGGAAATAAAAGAAGCTAACGGACTGTTTAGAACCATTCCGAAGAGGTCGTCCTCTATTTGCTGTCCTGTCTTGGCCATTTTTATTGGGATGCGAGTTTTTTCTTTAATTCCGTTACCAGCCTTACCGTCAAATCTTCTGCGCTGTCCAGCACATCGTACCCTTTGGCCGCAACGGAAGAAGCATATACCTCTCCCGCTACGAGGATCAGGCAGATGCCGGTAGGGAACTTGCCTGCAACTTCTCTGGCGAACGCTTCGCCTTTTTTCCCTCCTTCGCCTGAAAAACGGCTGATGTCCCTTATGTTTCCGTCTACCGTAATCACATACCCTACGGAGTTTCGAAGGTTGCTTGACCAGTCGATGAAGTGGGGCGTATGGGGCGGTATCAGATGCGGTTTCATGACGGGAAATGAAGGCTGCGGCAACGATTTGACATGATTGACGCATTCTTCTCCAATGGAAGAAAGACGGCGCAGGATGACCTCCTCTTTCCGTTTCAGCTGCCGCTCCAAATGATTTCGAAGCGTTTGCATCGGCGTTTTTTGTTTGATCGGCATAATCACACAATTATTTTAACCATTCCTGCCGCCTCCAGCTTTTCAACCGACAGTACGGAAAATTCGCCCAGATATTCTCCTAACCGCGTTATTTTGATCCGTCCGTAGGAAAAGGGACGCTCTTCGATCAAAATTTCATACGAGGCGTCCGCATACGCATTTCCGTTCTGTATTTTAAGATTGTTCGCTTGGATGGCCGTTACCCTGCCATCCATAACTTTCGTCCACTTTTCGGACAGCTTGATTGGATTTCCATTCTTGTCAAGTCCTCCGCCTGTTTTTCTTGCGGCCCGTATGCTTCCGTTGACTACAATCATCTTACAGCCGGCTTCCTTTGTAACCGAATATCGTCTTTGTTTCCGGAATAAAGGCTTCATCCTCCAATTCCTCGTAAACGGCATTCGCGGCTTTCCGCAACTTCTCGCGGTCGGAATACAGCAGATCGAACTGAATATCCGACTGCCGGATATTGGGCGCAAAGGAAATCCACATCATTACATCGGCCTTGGCCAGACGGTACGGTTTGGATTTCAACACCGTTTCGTCCACTGGGTCTTCAAGCCTTAGATTCCGGTGCATGGCTATGGAGGCGAAAGCCGGTTTGGGAACCGGATAACCGCTGATGCTTTTCAATGTTTCGAGGAGAGTGGCCATGATATCCTGATTTTTTAGAGATTATGCTCTTCCAGAGCCTTTTGCAGCCGTGCAATAGTTTCCTCGTCTAACTGATTGATTTTCTCTATCAGTTTTTCGGCTGAAATATTTGCCGGCGCCTTTACATCGCAGTTTTTCAAAGCGGCAAAAATCGACTCTCTGTCATATTCATTGTCAAAGAGGCTGATTTTGGCAAAGCCATTGCCGTTGTTTTTAACTTCTTTGCAAAGCCCGCGATTGATAAGGTCTGCAATGCGGTTGCCGTCTTGAAATTCAACCGCATCTCCAACTTGATATTTTTTAGCAAAGTCGTCCCTATCTGCAAATCCGCGCAATACCACTAACTTCTTCATGCCTGTATAACTTTAGTATCCAATTGATAAATATGGTCTACATCGCAAATCACCGGTACAGCCCGCGCCTGCGAAGTAGTATACTCGGAAAACGACGGCCTGTTGACGCTGAACATAGACACCAGAATATACTCGTCTGCCCGTTGATACGATACGCCGGCAGCCGGTTGTATCATTTCTGCCAATTGAGCCCACGATAGCACGCCGACCTGTGTGCCTGTCGAAAAAACAACCATTCCCGGCTGCCACGGCTTTTCCGACTTGCGGGCGCCGTCCTTTTCGGTTATAATCGTGCGGTCTATAATGTGAATGGTGCAGCCGTAACGCTGGTCTCTTTTCAGCGCGGCATTCAGTTGCTCAAGCGTTGGAGAAGGAACGTTTTGCGCTGCGCCAAGATAGTTGATTGACCACGCAAAGAAATTTTTCACATTGTCTGTGGCTGTCATGCGCTCAAACGCAACATCATCCATCCACACGTCGGTAAGGGTATTGCCGTCCTGGTCCTTCGCTTTTTTGATCACCCTGCGCAGGTCGTCGAGCGGTTTTGCTGTTGTCGGATTTTCGTCCCACAAAACAGAAACTCCGAACTTGTTGGCTGTAAGGTATCCGTAATCAAGGCGTATGTTTGCGCCGGCATTATCGAGGTCGCTAACCTCGGCAACTCCGGCTGAAAAGCCTTGCAAAAACACCCTCTCCATTAACTCGTACACCCCTGTTATTACACGGGGAGTGTCCGTGAACAATTTTGCTACAATGTCCGATTCCTGAACGAACGCCAGTTGGGACAGAGTGAGCAATTCGGTCACTTGCGCCTCGTTCAGCCATAATTCCATGCCGGATTTGGCAATTTCGCCGGATGCCTTACGTATCGCATCCCTCCGTTTCAGCGGAAGGCTTGAGTCCATCGACACAAAGTCTGCTGAAACGCGCGTGTTTAACGTACTCAATGTCTCCCACTTGCCTGACGAAGAAAACTCCTTACGGAGCATCTGTTTGTGAAGGTAGGCCAGTTCGTTGTTCTGTTTGCCGTTCAGCATCTCGACAATACGAATCACATTTCCTTTTAAGTACTTGTTTATGTACTCTATAAAAAATTGTTCAGTCATTGTTTAATCCTCCCTGAAATCAATTAACGGCAGGGCGGTTTTCACTGCTGCCAGAATGGAGTTCATCGGATACGGAGCCGCCTTACAGTTCACCGTACCCCTTACTAAAATACCTGCCATGGGCAACGTCTTCAACACGGTATTGATTTCGATACCCGCATAAGTGTGATCAGAGGGAAGTTCCGCATAAGCCGTTCCGTCCGCATCAACAGGCATGGGTTTGTATTCTCCGGTGGCCGTCTCTTTTATGATCACATGCCCCGCTTTGATGACGTCGGGGGTAAAGCCCGCAACGTCCAATGTTCTGCCCCCGCGTATCGACTGAAATACATCGACGATAACAATATTGTCTTCGCCCGATACTACGGCTTTGGCGTCGTTTACTAAATTTGCTGCTGCCATTTTCTACATTTTAAATTGGTAATTTACTCAGGACGGCGTCCAATTCTTCTTTTGTCGCCTCCTTGTTGTTCGGTTTGGTCGAACTCCCGCCAATGGGCGGTTTCAGTATAGACCCTTTTGAAGCCAAATCGGCGGCTACTTCCTCTACCTCCGTTGTTGTTTCCGTGATGAACATTCCAAAATCCTCATCCGACATATCCGTCAAAGGTATGCGGCTGTACGGTTTGCGTAGGTTTTCGGGCAGTTTTTCGATCGCTGCTTCCAGTTTCTGTTTTCTCGATACGGAAAGTCGATCCTTTTCAAGCCCCGTTATTTTGTCCATCAAAGCTTTTGCCCATGCCGGTACTTCATCCGGATTTCCGCTTCCTTTCGTGTCTTTGTCGGGTTCGGTTTGTATTTCCTGCCCGCCCCCAGTTGCAGGTTTGCCCTCTTTAACAGAGTACTTTTTTTCGTAGTTAGCGACAGCCGTTTGCGTTGCTTCGGTTGCTCTGCGGTCGGCTTCGCTGTCTATGATTTGTTGAAAGGCAACCCCGTCCACAGCCGGTTGTACCTGTTCGTCGCTGGTTGCAGTCTTGGCCAGTTTTTCGGCTATCCTGCTTAATATGCTTTCGCTAACCCCTTGAAATTTAGCTTTTAGCGCATCTAATATTTTTTGCTTCATACTTAACTTGTTTATTTCAATTGTAATATTTAAAACAAAGCGAGCCATCCACTGTCAGATAACAGTCGATGGCTCGCGTTATATTGTCATAACTCTGGCGCTATGGTTGGTCTCGAAGGACTCGAACTCCGTTAAACGGAGACAGCAAAAGAACGCTTGCATTTCCGGCAATAGAGTAGGATTGTACCGGTGGTATCCTCTGATACTTCAGCAAGTATTTTTCTGCATGCCGGACACGGTATATGCCGGTACGGATGCAAAGTTACTACATTTTCTTTTTTAAAAATAATTTTTTTCAAGAAAATTTTTAGCAAAGATAATCATTTTTTTCGTAAACACTAATGATTTAAGTACTCTAAATTCGTATCATTAGATGAAACAGTTAGATAACATAATAATAATAACGAAGGAGGTTTTTACAAGAAAAACAAAAATAAACGTTATATTTGCAATTCAATAGTAATAATTGGTTTGTTATGGAAATTGAAGGAATAAAATATACGAAAGATGCCGCCGGTCGAAACCGTTACGTACGCATTGATTTGGAAAAATACGGTGAAAATCAATTGCTGGAGGATTTTTTAGACGGATTGGAAGCGTTGGCGTGTAAAGGAGAAGAAACGATTAGTCTTGACGAATTTAACCGATATATTGAAGAAAGGTTAAAAACAAATGTATAAGGTAATTATCAATAAAAAGGTAATTAAGTCATTAGACAAAATACCGGTTGTTTATATTTCAAAAATTAAAGAGGCAATCAACAATTTGGTAAATAATCCGCGCCCGTTCGGATGTATAAAACTGTCAGGGTTTGAAAACCTATACCGCATCCGCGTGGGCATTTATCGGATCATCTACATCATTGAAGACAGTATACTTACGATTGAAGTAATCAAGATCGACCACCGAAGGAGCGCGTATAAATGAAACGGGATACAAAATACAAGGAAAAGGGATAAGATTATTTCTTTGATGTGTAAAAAATATTACTTATATTTGCAATATAAAATCTAAGTGCGCATGATTCAAAATAAGCGCATGAAGTGAGCCTCAAAAACTCATAGGTATGTGTTACGCTTCGGGCGGCTCGTACCTCCTGTTAAGCCGGAGCAATCCGGCTTTCCTATTTATCAAAATTCAAATATTTTATTTTTATTATCAGAAAAATAGAAATAGCCATGTATGTCATATACTTTACCTAACTTCAATAATTTTGTATGGATGTCTTTCAGGTTATTTTCAAATTCAAACACAACTTTTTTGGCACCTTGCTCACGAATTGCTTTTTTAGCATATTTTTCAATATTTCCACTTCCTGATGTTTTCTTTAATTCGGCTGTAATTCCGTTTATGGTAATATCAGAAGAACTAAACCCCGAACGTTCTTTCAGCATTTCTATCTTATATCCGTTTTGGGCAAAAATCATACTCATTGCATATTCTTTGTCGAATTTTTCTTTTTCGTTCTTACTGATTTTTGAATGTTCAATTCGTTGCTTGTCAATGACTAAATATCCCCCGTTATCACGATTGAAATAATCACGCTGCCATTCACTCCCATACAAGTTGTATTGTGTTCTCGCTTCTCTGATATATTCGCTTCTATTTGTCAAGTTTAAATCTTTTGCAGAAATTTCTACAAAGTTAGCATTATCTTTGATGAAATACGGCAGCGTACCGCGTTGTTCGGCGGCTTCGATCCGGTCTTTGTTATCTGCTATCCATTTCTTGAAATTTTCCGGCAGGTATTTGACGCTGTTTTCACTTTCGACGCTCGGCTCTTCTCCGTTCATGATCCGTTCTTCGTCTTTCTCCATCTCTTTTTCTGTTTTCAAGATGGAAACGGCATGGCAGCGACATTGCGGATGCCAACCAGTGAACTGAAACGTTTTGGGATACTTTCCGGCCAAATCGTCGCAAATATCGGCAAACGGCAAACCGTTCAACGTATGGTTGCCGGAGAGGCATATCTCGATTCCTACCACAAAGTCCAGTTGTTTCCAGCGTTCATAATCAGCGGTATGGTAAGCGATATTTGTTTCCGTGACCGTTAAGCGCAGGGCATTTTTGTACGAGGAGCGGTAGACGCCTGCTCCCGGATGATAGTCTTTGGCCGCTTTCGATAATTGCAACTGCCCGTGTTCGTCTCGGACGCGCCTAAAAAGTTTATTCGGCTCCTTGAGGTATTGTTTCAAATCGCGAGCCGTTTCAGCGGCAGAAAGTCCGTTGCGGATTCCCAAATCCAATCCCATTTCAATTTCAGCCTTAAATTGCTTGGTATAGTTCCAAACACGGTCGGAAAGGTTCAATCCGGCTGTTTTTCGGGCTATAAAAGCCTCGCGGGCTTGATCGTTGTTGCTGTAATATTTCCGCTCCTGTTCCTTGGTTAGTTTGTATTTGTTGCCGCCGAATACCCGATCGCAAAGCGCGTTGTTTTTATTGTTGGCTAACGTCCATTCGGAACGCACGCCGTTCACTACGGTAATTTCCAACTGACCGCAAAGTTCTTTCAGAACTTTGTTTATCCGCTCCTTTGTTTTTGGGTAATCGGCAAAAGAAAACGGTTTATCGGGATTGAAATCATACAAGGACACGCCGATAGCGGCTGCTTCTTTTACCGCCGCATTGAATATCCTGTCGATCTGTTTTTGCGATAAACCCAGATTGATCAAATGCTGCTTGTCCCATTGATTCATCGTTACATAGTCGGTTCAAACACATCCGTTTTGCTTTCCTCTTGAATCTGCCGGAGCGTTTCATCCGGATCGTCCGACCAGCCCAAGGCGGCAATTCCTTCCCGCTGCGAGAGGATCGGTTTTCCTCCAGTCGCATTCATAATATTGGAAATGGTATCTTTATCGTCCGTGATCGTGAACGGAACGATCTGATTTTCGACCTGCAAACTGTCGATAGATTCGTTCATTCCAGGCATCATCACTTTCAGGAAGGCTTTGATCACGTTGATTTCCCTGTCGAACATTTCAAGCAGCCGTCCGCTCTCCTGCGTTACTTTCAACATAGCGTCTATCAACAGCATTTTGCGGGATTCTCCCGACATGGGGGTTGTTTTCATATTATCGTAGCTGATGTCCGGCAATTGGAGTTGCGTAAAGAACGATTGTTTCAGTTCGTTGGTAAAGAATTTCAGATTTTCGATAGCCTGATCCCATGTGATATACTTCAATTCAGAACCTTGGGGATACTGTGCGACAGCCTTGAATTCTTTGTTTTCGTCTTTTTCCTGATTAAATAACATATTTTCATCAGAAAATGCTACAAGAACAGGCTTGCTGTTCTTTCTTAAATAGTTTCCGTTCCGGCTGAAAGCCCATTCCCGTTCGTACACGAGGTTGGACAAATTTTCCCATATCGGAGAAGGACGGAAACAATACACTGCCGGTATTTTACCCAGCGAAAAAGCCTGTTCTTCTTTTTCCCAATTATCTCCGGCTTTCTTATATTGGATATGTTTTTCTGCCGTATAAACGTCTAAATATTCCGCGTCTTTGTCCTCTTCTTTGCGTTTGTAATAGAAGGAAAGGGCGATTAAATCGTCTGTATCGGCATCGAAAAGCGGGTAGATGCCGTCGCCTTTCATCTGCGAATAATGGCGGCAACGGAGCTTTAGCCGGCTTGGGAAGCCGTACAAAGAATTGGGTTGTTCGACGGCAAACCACATGGTGGCCGCTTCGCATCCGGCGAAGAGCATCCGGCTTCGGTCTATGTTGACCGTATCAATCCGGTTTTGCTTCAAAATGGATTCGATGGCCGATGCCGCTTGTTGTTCTTTGCCGTCTTTCGGCTTATAAATCCGCTTAACCGGAATGCCGAAGGCCAAACCGATCATCCGTTCAACCGCCAATCTTTGAAGTCCTTCGATCACGCGAGTCACTTTCTCTACATTTCCATCTTCATTCACTATATCCATATAAGCGGTATCGGTCATCACGGGATGTTTTGTCGGGTTGTATTCCTTTTCCAAATCCTCCCAAGCTGGTATTTCAATGGTTTTTTTACGCAATTCGTTTACCGCATCTTCCGGATTCATTGCCAATATTTCTTCTAATGTTTTTGCCATATTATATTATGATTGTTTTTAATGCGCTATTTTGGCTAATCGAGATAAGTCAATCGGCCTTCTGTTTTTTCCAAGTACTTCAGTAAGAATTACGTACCGGATTGCGTCTATTGCATGATTAAATGCGTCGATCGGCTTGTTTAACCACTTTCCGTCTTTATCCTGCTGGTAGGTATAGTTTTTCAGTTCTTTGATTATGTTGTAGCTGTTCTTTGTTACGCAGATTTTATATTCAAGCATTTTGTTAATTCCTGCCTCTATGCTTCCTTGGTATTTCTCTACCGGACGGATATTTATTCCGGCATTGTAAATTTCCTTAATCAGGCGCGGGTCGGCGCTTTCGGATATGATCCGTTTATCGGGGCATTTTTGCTTGATTAACTGTATGATGTCTTTTCCCATCATTTCGGTACGGTAACACAGCTCATTTACATAGATTGCATCGTTTGTTATCACAACTTCAACGATGGCTGTGGGGTCTGCCGTAAAACCAAAGTCCATGCCGATAAACACATGCTTTGCCGGCGGCATTTCTTCTATTGTCTCAATATTCCTGAAAACAAGCCCCTCTATCTGTGCCTGTTGTCCAAGACCGTATATTTTCCAAAGACTTTCGTTTTTATGTTTCAGGCTTTCAATCTCATCAATAATGTTTTGTTCTAAAAACGGATTATCCTTATAAGTGGAAATAAAATGAAAAGTTCGTTTATCTTTTCACGCCGCAAATCCAATGCTCGTCTGCAAACGAAGGATTATAGTCTATAATTGTAAATCGTGTTGTCCTCATTTTCAACTGCTGCCACTCCAGAAACGTTAATTCGTTGGCTTCATTTACGAATAATACATCCCGTTTCCGTCCGCGCAGTTTTTGCTCGCTGTCCGTACTGAAAAATTCCACCCATGAGCCGTTTGAAAAATGATAGATTAACTCGGTTTTATTAAATTGTTTTTCATCGAATAAAAGCATATTCATTAGAATTTCCTTGAAATCAATAAATACGGAACCTTTTAAGGACGGCAAGGTAGCGCGGACAATTGAAAGGCGGGTGTTCGGATGTTGCAGGCAATAGACGATAAGCCATATTAGTGTGTTGTATGTTTTGCTGCTGCGGCTTGAACCCTGTAATGAAACGGTCGTATAACCAGCTTTCACCGCTTGGTCTATTTCACTGTATATTTTCGTTGTCTGTATCTTCTGCATTTTTCATTACTTTTTCCCTGCTGTCGATGATTTCAACTTGAATACAGGTATTGAAGTCTTTTCCGTTGGAAGTAACATCCATTTTTTGCTGTTCGATATAACCGCGTTTCTTACCCCTTGTTTTCAGATAAAACAGGATAGACGCTACATCGCCATTTTTTATATTTATGTGTAATCGGCTTTCGGCAAAATCAAGAGCAATGTTTTCTATGTCTTCGACGATGTTTTTGTAGCATTCATCTTCCTTCATCCATTTGTAATGTGTTGTCCGGTCTATTCCTGCATTTTCACAGGCCGGAGTTACCACGCCGAGCGTTTGCTTTAATGCGTTCAGCATGGCCTTTTTTTTGGCGTTGGTTTTTGTTGGATATTTCATTAGCTTTTGATTAATTAAACAAGAAAAAAATACGGATGCCGGAAAGACAAATCAACATAAAAACCCGACACCCGTATTTTCATAAATCACTGTCTCATCTTCCGCGTCCGAAAGAGCCTACTCTGTCTCTTAACCAAGATTGTACCTGTGGGTTTAGACTTCTATGTCCGCCTGATCCGCTCATTTTTTTGATTTCACTTTAAATTGTTTCACATATTTCGGCTCCGGCAAAGATGCTGTCATTTCAATATCTGTGCCGTACTTCTTTGCTAATTGATAACCATCTACGTATGTTTTTTCTTCGACATCCACGCCTTCCAGCGTATCGAGCCACTTTTCCTTGTCGTGCTTATTGCCGAAGACGACTACGGCATAATATTGCGTATCGGTCATATCGGCAAACTGTTTTCTTTGTTTGCATTTCAGCTTTATTTTTGCTTCCAACTCTAAAGCTTTTTCAATATCTTTCAGCTCTAAATCTTCCATTTCGCTGTAATCTAAAGCTTTTGGTTCAAAGCTATCAAATAATTTGCTCATATAAATATTTTTTTACAAGTTTGTATCTTATTATTTCTGCGTCGATAAGCGGAAAGTAAGATTTGATTGTTTCGTAATCTTCCGGGTAAAATTTCTTTACGCCCATCGTGTAATCATATTTTAGGCCATCCCAGGACCGTCCCCATATCTCGTAATCTTTCGTTAACGGTATGTTATGCGCTTTTATATAATCAAAACATCCTTTGTCTGTTAAATATTTAGTTAGGTAAATAATTTTTTTCGCTTCATCAACATCCGGTATTTTCCTAAGCAAAAGCCGCCGGTTCAGACTGTCGGCCATTTTCATGCAATTGCAATCATATTCAAATCCCGATATATCCATACATTTCAGATAGGCATTCGTTAATTCTCTAAAGGATGTATGGCCGTTCGCATTCTTGGCTATCGTCTTTGCCCGATCGTAAGGTTGCCAATCCAAGTGATCTATATAGTCATAAAGCATTGGATGCGGAAGCCTGACAATCCGCTGTTCAAAATGGTCTTCATACATTTTTATATTGTCTTCGATGAATTTTAAACCGGGTACAACATAAAAATAGATCGGTATGACTTTCAGGCCTGCTTTTAACAGCATATCAAGTCCTACCACGCTGTCTTTGCCCGTAGAAAAGCCCAGCGTTGCCTCCAGTATTCCTTTGCTGTATGCGTATTCTGCCACATTCATATCTCAATATCTTTATTGCAATACGGACAAGTAATTATTTTTCTTGCCTTATTTTTCTTCTTTGTCTTTGATTCCATAACTTCGCTTTCGCTTGTTTCTTCATTTTTGTTGCTTGAAAAAGAATTGAATTCAAGCCCGAAATTTACTAAAGAATCCATATTCCAATCATCGGCCAGAATAGCCTCGTTCCAAGCGCCGTTGTTCACATTGTCGCGTATCATTATTTCGCGCATTTTTTCTTCTGGCAAATCCATTACGTGAACCGGGACTTTTTCCAATCCGAGTTTTTTAGCGGCTTTATACCGGCTGTTGCCGGCGTAAATAGTATAATTGGAATCGCAGATAATAGGCCTTGCCTCGAAATATTCGGGGTTGTTTTTTATGCTTTCGCACAATTTTTCAATTTGCCCGAAAGATATTTTGCGGGGGTTGTCTTTGTGCGGTTGCAATTTATTTATTTCTAAGTATTTCATTACTCGTTTTTAAGAAGCAAAGATACAAATTATTTTCAATAATACCTATTTAAAAAGTTCAAATTCGAATAATAACAACCGTCGCTATACTCTGTGAAATTGCCGAATAACTTTATTTTTCTTCCGCTCATCAGCGCAAACTTGGAAAAACCCATGTTTTTTATCATTATATCATCAAACGTGCGGGAATTGTACCCGTATTTATTTATTGCTTTCATTGCAATATCCTTGAAAAACGTTTCACTGTCTGTCATATCGTTTTTAGTTTCGACGTTCAAAACGCCATTGTGGGCAAAGCTAATATTTCCATTTTTAAATGGGTGGCAATTGGCGCGCTTTACGCTGCCGGTTGTTGCATATCTGAAATGTATAATACACGGTTCGTTTTTATCTGCCTTGCGTATTTCTTTCATAAACAAATCAAAAAAAAGAGTTTTATAAATTCTTTCGGCGGTGCAAAACCCGAAGCCGTGCGGGTTATGCAATGCCGCTTGATTTAATATTTTCTCGTTGGGCAATTTAATGCCGCTTGGTTTTACGATTATTACGCACATATTATTATAAGGTATTATGCGTACCGCCCTCATGCGAGAGCGGCGGCGCGGTTGATAAAATATTGTTTCTCTTTTTTTGTCATGATGCCGGCGGGTATATCGTTTATTTCATTTACATAATCTGTAAGAATGTGTTTTTCAGACCATTTTATTAAATAGGTAAGAAATAACAGCCACGACCGTATTTTAACAAAATTCGTCGTACCTTGATGCTGCCTGAATTCAACGGTGTTATGCCGTCTGTATGAAATAGGGTTGACTTTATAATACCTGTCGTTGCCGAAATAATTTTGTATCTCTTCATGGTCTGTACATTCTTTCAGCTTTTCAATGGTCTTGCCTTCAAACCCTTTGCAATAGGAGTTGAAGGCACGCCTCGAAGGCGCAACCATCTTATTAATGGCCTGTTCGAGGTACATATAATTGACGAACACGTTTTTATAGGTATTGAAGCTGATATTTTGCAGGCCGAAATGTGCATGCAAACCTGTTGAACGGTTTACCCTTGCACCGGCATCGTTTAAGGCTTTGCATACTTTTTCTAAATTGTCGATGCCTGCACTATTGCACAATACCGGCGAAACAACTTCAATGGGGTCGCTGCCTGTTATTGAACTGTCTGAAACGATCTTAAAATAAGATTTTGTTTCATGGTTATACGATTCTTCCGTCATTTCAACGCCGCTTTCTTTGCAAAGTTCTGTAAAACGCGCTTTGTCTGCACCGTAACATTCTATTTCAACGCCTATTGTATAAAGAACGTCGTTTTCTGCTTCGTACAGTTCGAAAAGAGTCGTTACATCTTCTTCTGTAAGCCCTATTTGAATCAGAGCGTCTTTCTTTTCTTCTTTTTTCAAGTTGCTTTTCAGAACTTTGTTGATTTGTCTTGTTGTCATTGTTGTATGCACTTAATTCGTGTCGTGCGCAACTGTTAAATGATTGTTTACTATGCGTTTGCTTTCATATTATCTCTTATGGTTTTGAGCCTGTACCAAAAATCATAAGTGT